AATAATATGTTTGACCATTCAGTGCAAATGAAAGGTTTTGATATTTCTCCTGAGATTAAAGAACAACTTAACTCAATGAAAGATGGTCGTTTTGTCATTATTACAGAAAACTATTACAAAGGTGTTGCTGGAAATTCAGCATTTGAAATCTACGGTTTAACAACTGGACTTGAAATGTCAGTTTTAGAAAGAGACCCAAACAATGCAGATACACAAGGTGCATTTGACTTTACTTTTACAACAATTAACAATAAAGAACCTCGTTTACCGAACTCTTTATTTAATACAGATTACGCAACTTCAAAAGCAGTTGTAGATAGTATATTGTAAATTCAAAAATTTTGATTAATTTTAAGGGTATCATTTATTTGATGCCCTTTTTTTTTAAGATATGGAAGAAGCAATAAAAAAAGTTTTAAGTTACGAATGTACTAAGCATTTATGGAGAGGTAACCACCTTTCTGATGAGTGGCAAGAAGCAAATAAATTAAATATAACCTTATTTGGAATTAGTCTAAATAAGGCTCAAAAGTGCGAATGTATAGAAGACCTATTTTTCGCTTTAAAAAGACCAAACATTACAAATAAAATAATAGAAAAAATGGAAAAACAATTTCACGTTAAAAAAGGAGCGGTTATAATGTCGTTCGGAGTTGATACAATTACAGAACATTCAACTGATAAACAATGTATTTCAGCGTTAAAGCATAATCCTGCTCTAATTAAATTCTTTGAGAAAGTACCTGAAAATTGGCAAAAAATTGTTGGTATAGTTGAAGACGTTAAAGAAGTGATTGAGGACATTAAAGAAGTGATTAAAGTAGTTAGAAAAACTAGGGCTAAACGTAAATAGTAATGGCTAAAGTAAAAAGTACAGCCCAAAAGGTTACGCAAAGAATTGACGTTATTGATAACATTGGTTTCTTTGTAAAAAAATACGACTTTGACAATAAATACCCACAAAGGGTAACTGATATTGTCAATGATTCGGGAACTGCGAAAACTTGTTTAAAATTATATGAAAAATTTGTTTTTGGTGGTGGTTTAAAAGATGTTGATTTCTATAAAAGTAAAATAAACTCAAAAGGTGAAACTACTGATAAATTTGTTAGAAAATTAGTTAAAGATTTTGGTAAATTTGGCGGAGTTGCTATTCACGTTAATTATAACGGTTTATATCAAAAAAGGGAAGTTAGTTTAATACCGTTTGAATTTTGTCGTTTAGTTCCTGAGGGTGATGCCCGTTATGGAATGATTGAAGTTTACGATGACTGGGGAATGACTAAACACAAAAAGTTTGATAAGACTGATATTGTTTACATTAACCCTTATAACCCATCAAATGTAGAACAAGAGGTCGAAGAAGTTGGCGGTTGGGAAAACTATAAAGGTCAAATCTACTATTCACCTATGAATGAATATCCATTGGCTCCATTTGATGCAGTTTTAGAAGATATGCTTACAGAAGGTCAATTAAAGAAATTCAAACACTCTACGGCAACGGATAACTTTTTAGCTTCTCATTTATTGGTAATGGGAAAAACTGAGAGTGATGAGGACGCTGAATTGTTTGATGAAAATATGAGAGCGTTTCAAGGTGGCGAGGGTGCTGGTCGTATAATGGTTATTGAACGTGAAAGCAATGAAGAAGCAATTGAACTTAAAAAGTTAGACATTCAAAATTACGATGGTCTTTATGAGTATACGGAAAATAGTTCTAGAGATGCTATAATTAAAATGTTTTTAATTCCACCCGTTTTACTTTTGCGTGTGGCTGGTTCTTTAGGAACGTCAAAAGAAATTTCAGATGCTTTTGATTATTATAATGGTATTACTTCGGACGATAGGCTAGTAGTTGAAGAGATTTTAACCGAAATATTTACCAATTATTATTACAATATTTGCCCTTCTAATGACTATTCAATTTTACCATTGAAATATAGCAAAGCAATAGCACCTGAATATCTATCTTACTATACAAAAAATGAGATTAGAATAGCAAATGGAGATGAGGAAGCAACTGATTTAAAGGCAGATACTACTTTGTTAGCGGTTACTTTGGGTGTGGGTGGTACTCAAGCCTTGACTTCTATTTTAGCAGACCCATTATTGACAATAGACCAAAAGAAAGGTACTTTAAAAGTATTATTCGGACTTTCTGACGAACAAACTAATCAAATGTTAGCACTATGATAACAACAAAATTAATCACACTCGCAAATATTCAAGACGTTAAGTCAATTTCTTTGAATGTTAATGAAAGTAAACAGTTAAGCCCTTACATTTTAGAGGCTCAAAACTTCGATTTAAGAGAATTATTGGGAGATGCTTTCTATTTAGATTTAATAGCTGATTTTTCGGCTTTACCATCACTAGATAAATATGATTTACTTTTTAATGGCGGTCAATATACTTATCAAAATGATACATACTATTTAGATGGCGTTAAGCAGTATTTAGTCTATTCTACATACGCAAGATATTTAGCAAATTCTAACGTAATAAGCACAGCAACTGGTCTAGTTCACAAGACAAACCAATACAGCGACAAAGTAGAGGAAAAAACAATTGCTAGATTAGTATCTCAAGCACGTTCAGGGGCTACATTTTGCGAGGAAAATATTAAGAAATATTTAAAAAGAAATAAATCTAGTTATCCGCTGTTTAAGTGCGATAAAAATAGTAACTTTACTAATGGTATTAAAATACGAAATATAGGCTCATAATGAATAGTGATAACATAATTTTAAGAGGTACCGATAATCCACCTCTAGTTAATAAAGATGACGTTTTAACAATTGAAGAAATTGATAGTAATTTTATTGCTATTTATAACGATTTTATATCTTTAAGCAATGCTGAAGATTCTACCTTAACATTTGATGTTGACAGAACCTATTTAGTAGGTGAATATGCAACTTATGATGGTCGTATGTGGGTAGCAACTGAAATTTCAACGGGTGTAACTCCTATCGAGGGAAGTGCTGATTGGAACGATATTTTCCCAACTATTTTAGCACACGAAAAAAACAAAGATACAATATTAGATGAGGGCGGAGCAAATGAAACTACGGTTGCTGAAATTAGAGCCTTTATAGATGCTGGCTTAACATCAACTACTAATTTAAGTTTATCTACAAAAACTGCTACAAGTTTTAAAATTGAAAGTTCTACGGGTGCTGATGTTACTATACCACAAGCAAACAATGAGGAAGCAGGTTTGCTTAATGCAAATGATAAGGTTAAATTAAACAACTTAACTGGGGTAAACACTGGCGACCAAACATTGGTATCTTTAAATGCAGAAGATGTAGATAATAAAGTAACTGATTTCACAACAATTAACAACACGTTATATCCAACTACTCAGGCAGTAGATACTTATTTAACCGCACAAGTTCCGCCACTAGTTGAAACTTTTATTGGTGGAATTGTAGCACAAGATTTACAAGATGTTACAACGGTTGGAAATACAACTACTGACAATATTGAATTTACGGGGTCAGTTGGTGTATTATTCGATAACACTTCTACATTAAGAAAGGGAACTATTGACGCTGGATACGGTGGTGCAAAGGGTATTGCTCAAATTTGTTCAGTTGGTTACGAATTGAAATGGGAAGCAGGTAGGCTTTATGTAATGGGTGACGGTGGTACTACTATTAGAGAAGTATCTCATAATTTTACAACCACTCCAAGTGATACGGACGATAACACAAAAGGTTTTATTGTTGGTAGTAGATGGATATTAGATAATGGAGATTTATATGTATGTACAGATACAACAACTGCGACTGCAGTTTGGGTATTGCAAACTATTGATTCCGTTCCAACAGATGGAAGCACTAAGGCGGTTGAATCTAACGGAGTTTTTGATGCTTTAGCATTGAAATCAAATATTGCAAATCCGACATTTACGGGATTAACGAGTGTAGATACATTAAAAGTTACTACGGGCAACTATATCACTCCCGTTGATGTTGTGGGGATTGCTTCTGATGGTGGAATTAATAGAATAAGTGCTTCAAATGGTCGTACTGCTTTAGGACTTGGAACTTTAGCCACTCAATCGGGTACATTCTCAGGTACTTCAAGCGGTACAAATACGGGCGACCAAATTATCTCAGA